CGAACCTGGAACCTGTACCCTTGCCCATAGAGCCCTATGTTGAGGGCACGGACGCGCTGCAATCGCTACAGGATCAGGGCGTTGATGTGACTGTAGACGGCGATACGGCGGACCTGGAGGCAACCATAGACGGCGCGGACGGACAAACGCTGATGGAATATGTCACCGGCGACAACTCCGACCTGGAAATGTCCATTACCAGCCAGGACGGCAAAACGCTTCTGGAGCATGTGCATGGCGAGGCGTCACACCTGGCTTCGGTCATCAGTAAATACGACGGGAAAACCATCACCGTTCACATCCACGGCGTCAAGGACTTTGCATCCGGCGGTCGCGCCACGGAAGCCTCAATATTCGGTGAGGCGGGCCCAGAATGGGCCATCCCCGAGCAGCACACCCAGAACACGGCGGAACTGCTGGACGCCGCGAGAGCGGCCAGCGGCTTCACCTGGCCGGAGCTGATCGCCCGCAACGGTGGATTGAACGCGAATCCGAACAACACTCCTGTCACTGTGGTATACAGCCCTACGATCTACGCGCAAAACGCGGAGGGCGTGGAGGAAAAGCTGGCCCAGGACAAGGCCCGGCTTGAAAAGTGGTTCGCCGAAAAGAATCTGAAGGACAGATTGGAGGTTTACGCATGACGCTCAGCGGACAGATATACATTTGCAGCCGAGGCGAAACGTTTGATATTATCGCAGATAATATCTACGGCGACGAGAAATACGCCTGCGAGCTGTTGAGCGCAAACCCTTCATTATGCCACATACCGGTTTTCATGGGCGGAGAAACCCTTGAAATCCCGGTTGTCGAGGTCGTGAGTATCGACAGCGACACAGATAACGGTGCCGTGGACTATATGCCCGCAAACGCGCCATGGAAGGAGTGATAGGATATGCCTAACGGTGTAACGACAGGAACGTGGGGAGGAAAATTCATACCACAGGGCTCGTGGCCGTGGTATCAGACGGGCAGCGATGACGATCAAACGAAAGTCGAGCCCGGAAAAAAGGATGAAATCGCGCGATGGCACAATCACAAATTCAAGGTTGAGAAGAAATCCATTCGCGGCTTCACCAATTTTCAAATCAAAGGATCGACTGAGACCGAGGACAAGGTTGGCAGCAACCAGAAGTTCGTCAGCCGGAAAAACAGCAAGCCCACGGAGATCAACCTCACCGCCATATTGGACGCCAGGTTTGGCAATGACGTGAAAACAGAGGCCATGCAATTTGTCGCCGACGCCTACAATGGCTGTACGGACTGGTTTTACATGGGGAAATCCAAGCTGACCACCTATAAGCTCATGCTCACCGAAGCGAACGTCAAGGATGTGGTCATATCCCCCAAGGGGAAATGGCTGAGCGCACAGGTGGCGCTCACTTTGAAACAATGCACGCAGAAGAACGGATCGACCGCAGGCGTGGTGGATTCCTCATCTTCGCACGAGGATTCTGACGGCGGCGGTGGCGGCGGAAGCAGCGGCGGCGGTGGCGGCGGAAGCAAGAAAAAAAAGACCGGTGGCCGCGACAAGATAACAACGAAGGATTCAGTCTACGATCCTTCACGAACCGAGGGTAAATCAGGCCACACAAGCGTTCCCAAACCTAAAGATAAACCGAAGATCAAAGGTGCCGTTGATGATGTCAAACGCATTGCCGGTCAGGCAAAGAAGAAAACGACAAACTATTCAGGTAAAATAAAATAGAGATAAGGGCAGGTGACGAATGTGGCGCAATATCAGATTGACAACCTACCCGCCCCCATTGATTTCCAGGAGAGCGACATCGTACTCAGAACGATACAGAATGCAAAAAACCTGCTGATGTGCCGCATGGGCGAAGTGCCTTATGACAGAAGCCGTGGGCTTGATCCTGAATTACTCGACCTTCCAATCGACGATTTGAGAGAAGAGCTTCTGCCGGAGCTGGACAGGCTGATGCTCTATGAGCCGGACGTGACGGTGGTTGACGCGGACGCTTCTCTTCTTTCTGATTCCACGGTTCACATCAAATGCACGGTGGAAATCACTATCAATGAATAGGCGGTGAAATCATGGATGATACCGAACTCCATTATGTCACGTATGACCCTGATGAGATATGGGTAGATATGATGACGGCCTATGTTGACGCGGGCGGCGACATACTCTATCCCGGCGACGAGAAGGAGATGCTGCTGAGAAGCGTGCTGGCCGACATCGTTCAGGTTTTCGCGGGCGTTGACAACGCTCTGCGGATGCAAACGCTGCGCTATGCCGTGGGCGACTACCTGGACGTTATCGGGGAACTGCGCAACTGCGAGCGCATACAGGCCGCCGCAGCGACGGCGACCATCTCCATCACAACCAACGCAACCGGCGCGAGCGAAACGCTGGAGGCAGGAACAGCCGTCACGGCGGACGGCATGGTGTTCTATCTGCTGGCCGACGATCTGACGCTGAGCGGCTATGCGCAAACGATTCAGGCAACCGTCATCGCAGACAGAACCGGAACCGTTGGCAACGGTCTGTTGAGCGGTACGACGATGCACATGCAAGTCCCCCACCCCGCGATCAACAGCGTCACGGCGGCGAGCGACGCGACCGGCGGCCAGGACAAGGAAGAGGACGAAAGCTACCGCGACCGCATACGAGAATACGGCCTTGCGAGCGTTTCAACCGGCCCGGCAAGGCAGTATGAAGCGGCGGCAAAGGCCGTCAGCAGCATCATCGTGGACGCAAAAGCGATCAACCTGAGTGCTGGCAGCGTCGGCGTATACCTGATACTGTCCGACAGCACCGGCGCGGCAGCGCTGATCCAGTCCGTCGCCGACGCATTGAACGCAGATGACGTGCGCCCCATGACCGATACGGTATCGGTCTATGAGGCGACGGATATTGAGTACACGCTGAACGTGGAATACATCGCCGATAATTCCAGCGCCACAAACCAGGCCATTTCAGACGCCGCGACAAGCTATCAGGAATGGCAGGACAATACCATAGGGCTTGCCTTTAATCCCGACAGGCTGATGGCGGCGCTCTACCAGGCGGGCGCAACGCGGGTGTTATGGGGCGACGGCAGCGAGTTCAACGGCGGGGATGTGGAATACACCACCATCGCGCAGAACGCCCGCTGCAAGGGCACCATCACGCTTACGGCCATTACGACCTAAAGGCGGTGACGCACAGTGTTCACATTCAAAGTGGCCCAATGGGTGCCGAAGTTCTTGTTGAACGACAAGAACGGGTATGCCATGGCAAAGGCCATCGAAGCTGCCGTTCAGAAGATGAACGACGTCGTATTGCAGGGCGTCAAGTGCATATCCGATTATGACACCATGCCCGAATGGCGGCTTGACGAACTGGCTTGGGAAACCAACTGCCTGTACGACTACAACGCCAGCATAGAGACGAAGCGGAATTGGATCAAAAACGCCATTCCCTATTACCGCCTGTTCGGTACGCCGCAGGCGGTATATAAATACCTGGTAGGCTATTTCGATGGTATTGTGCTGGAAGAAAACTGGCAATATGGCGCAAGTCCGTTCCACTTCCGCGTGACCGTGGAGGGCGAATGGACGCCGGAAAACGAAGCATGGGCACGAAAGGCCATCGCTGAATCGAAGAACGTGCGCAGCGTGCTTGACAGCCTGCGGATCGGCTGTCAATGCAACATCGGCATCATGACCGAGGGCGCTGTCCTCGCACGCTTCACATACCCACTCACAGGGGCCGAGAATTGGGCCGGACGCTGGCCGCAGACGAATACCCTGGGCGTCATCGACGAGACCGGAAAGACCGGTGTAGACGCCTCTGGCGCGGCCTGGCCGTTCCCCTATCCCATGACGGGAACCGCGCCGGAGATCAACACCCTGGGCATCGTAGGCGAAAACGACATCGAGGCCGCGCAAGCGGATGATACATACGCGATGATATTGTACAAGCTGTGCGGCCAGGATGAAATTTGAAAGGAGGAAATGGCATGGCGGATGTATTCACCCTGGACAGCGCCTACCTCAGCGCGAAGCGCACGGAGATCAAGAATGATATATCCTACGCACGCTACAAGGTAGGCAGTACATGGTATCAGGCAGCCATACAAAACGCCGTAGTGCTGAACGACGGGCGCGTGGAAGCCACGTTCCTGATCGACCATACCGTGGTAGGCAACATCACGGTAACGGGCGTTGAATTGTACGACCACAACGGCCAGCGCATCGGCGGCAAGACGGTGAGCATCACGAGGGCGGACGCCACCGAGGGCATTTTGTACGTGTGTCGCTTCAAGCTGTTCCAGGTGGTCGATAATTCCAGCAATACCGGCGCGTATGACGCGCTGTAAGGAGGGAGTGAAAAAAGAATGTCCTACAACAAACGGATTGAATGGAAGGATCATGTTGTAGAGCGCCCGAGGACGTACACCGAGACGGTCAACGGCGACAACAGCAAGACCTTCACCCCGGCCCCAGGTGAGGTAATCCAGCAGGGCACGCCGCAGAGCGCGACCAACTTCAATACGATGGACGAGGCGATCCAGCACCTTGCCGTCGCTTTCGACGAATTGCAGATGACCATGCAATCGGAATTGAGGGCGGCGCAGGACGAAATCACTACGCTGAAAGCGCAAGTCGCGGCGCTTGCAGAAGAATAGGAGGATGGCGCACAATGGCATTTGAAATCGTCAAATCGAGTAGCGGCGTTCCCGAA